CAGCGGCCCCCGCCACGCCAAGGGCCGTTAGCATTGCAACCGCTTTATCACGCAACGGGGTTCACCGCCTTTCTTACGCCGCCGTGATTTCGTACCAACCCTTGGTCTTGGGGTTGTCATTCTTACCGGGCGTAACCTTGACATAGCCAATACCGGACTTGGCATAGTAGGTCTTGGAAGTGGTAACAGTTTCATCCGTTGTGACAGCGGCGGAACCGGTGATGATCATAACCGCCTTGGCTTCATTGGTCATAGCCGCAAGGTAATACTTACGGGAATAAACCGTGTTGCGGCGGATATTGCCTTCACGCTCCTGCTCCACTTCCGTGCCCTTCTTATTGAACAAGGTAACGGCTTCCTTGGTGGCAATAACCACCTTGCCGGTTTCGGCGTTCTTCTTGGTGTAGATGTTGATACCGCCAACGGTGCCAACATAGCCCTGCTTGGCGTATGCTTCCACATACTTCAGATCGTCCTTCAGGGCCTTACGAAGTTTCGCCATATCAGCGGGATTGACGAAGCCGAAAATGGTCACGCCTTCAAGGTTTTCCAGATTCAGCATGGCGGCACCGTCCACAAAGGCATCAAAGCCAAGGGCGGTGGTCACAATGGTCATGGTGGCCTCATTGAAGGCGCTGAAAATGTCAGCATTGACGGTGTTGAACATATCAGTACCGGCGTGCTGGGTGCCAGTAGTGATAACCATGGGATCGGTCATGGCTTCTTCATCGTAATACTGGAAGCGGTTCTGGGCCATCTGAATACGGTATTCCTTTTCGGTGTAACCGGCTTCAATGGTCTTGGTGTTGCCAACGCCCATGGTCAGCTTCTCGGTGCCATCGGTGGCCTTGTACTTGTGAATCTTGCGAACCATACCAGCAACACCGGTCAGGTTGTTGTCGATGGTGCAAAACTGCTGAAGATTCAGGTGGCTCTGGTACTGATCTTCAATTTCGTTGGACAGATAGAAATTATCGTAAGTAGTATTTGCCATTACTCATTACCTCCATAAAGTTCTTTGTATTCGTCAGGATGATTGACGGAATAGTTGTAGCGATCCAAGGGGTTCATGGCTTTCAGCTTTTCCAGCGTCATAGCATCATTGCCACCATTGGGATCACCCTTTTCAGCGGATTTGGCACCCTTGAACTTGGTGCCGGTGGACTTCTCAAAAAGAAAAGCCGTGTCCTTGCCTTCCACCAGCTTCTTCACTTCATCATCAAGGCCCTTGACGGTTCCATCCTCCGCCAGTTCTGCCTTTCCGATAAAGTCAACCAACAGCGCCTTGACAGCGGTGTTGTTCTTTGCCTTGGCTCCGGTCAGGGCCAGTTCAACCGCATTGCTGATTTTCAGATTTTTCAGTTCAGCGGCGTGATCCTCGTCCTTCTTCTTGTTGTCGGCCTGAAGCTGGGTGATCTGATCCTGAAGCGCCTTGGTGTCACCGGAAGCCTTCTTCAGCGTTTCAAGCTGGGTGTCACGCTCCTTAATGGTGTTCTTGGCGGCGGTCAGTTCGGTGTTGACCTCATTGAACCGGGCCTTGGTGACGAAGGAACCGTTCAAGCCCTCCATAACCTTTGTGGCCTGTTCTTCAGTCAGGCCCCATTCCAACAGCTTTTCTTTAGTCATTGTTGTTACCTCCAAAATCCTTTTTTACCGTGGGTTAGGAACCACGATTTTTCCGGTTCTGTTTACCGCCCACCACCGGGAAACGGCGAAAATGGTATGAAAAAACCACCACCGGCCAGAAGGCCGGGGTGGTCAAATCATCAATATAGGGATTTTTCGTCCAAATCAGGGGGCCGGTAAGGGGTTCCCTTATCCAAACAATCCTGAATAATGGCTTCCACTTCCGATTCTTCCATACCCATCAGGGCGAACAACGGGAAGTTCTCATGGAATCGTTCAACATATTGTTCAATCAGTTCAACCACATTCAACACCCCTTTCACGGCTGATTTGCAATCAGCTTCAGCATATCTTCATACACCCCATAAGATTTGGGCAAATACTTCTTGATAGTTGCCAAACTTTCCGGGGAAGTCATGGTGGCGGAAGTCATTTCCGCAAAGGCTTCCGTGGCAAGGCCCCAATCAATCCCGTTATAAGATCGGGTTGTCCAGTAAGAACCAGCACCATGACCAATGCCGCATTGGATTTTTCCACGGGTAGCACCTTCTAATATATCAGAAAGATCACCGTACTGCAACGGGGTAAGAGATTTCACTTCTTTCTGAATGGCGGCGTAGGCATAGGCTTTCTTCACCTTGAATCCACCATACTGAAGGTAATAATCAGCGGTGGTTTGGTTCATCCAACCTTTCTGCACCCAATAGGAAAAATCATCTTTATGGGCTTTCATATCGGAAAGGACGGCGTTCACCCAATCATTCACTTCATCTTTGATAGTCTGGGGGAACAGGCCATTTTTATAAGTGGAAGAAAGGTGCCATTGCCCATTTACGCTTCCAAGCTGGGCCGCAAGGCCATCAATGGCATGGCCGCTTTCATGGAAGGTTGTTGCATACGGGGCGCTCCAAGAACGGCCCTTTGCATCCGCCGCAATATTCACATAGATGTTATCGCCCTGACAGTATGCGCCGCCTTTATGGTCAGCTTTTGCAACCTTGATTTTGGTTTCATACTTATCCCAAGCGGCCTGAAGGTCAGGACTTTGGCAAGCGTCCACCCGATCCCGAATCTGATCATAATGGTCTTTGCCGAATTTCTTTCCAAACTCGGTGTTGTAATCTCGAAGGGCTTTTGTCACAGCGGCCCCGGTTGCGGCGGTCAATCCGGCTTTGGAACCACCGTTCACGAAGGTCTGAACCCAATCAGCATATTTCATGTTGGCGGGTACATAGTAAACCTTGCCATCCTCATTCCGGGCGGCTCTCTCACCGGCATACTTGGGATCAATGGCCGGGGCCGTTGTTCCTCTGCAATTCGGGTGGAAGGGCGGCACAGTTACGCCGGGTTCATATTGGGCAATGGGAATCACCTTCCCATCAAGGCCACCACAAATGGAACAGGTGTGGGAATCAAGTGTTTCAATGATTTCCACCATTTCCACACCCAAATCTTTGTAACTCTCTTTGGTGGCAACGGCGTTGAAATAGGTGGTTTCCGTATTCACCAGCCGTCCAGCCTTGTAACGGTGAACCCCAAACTGCTTCTGAATGGCCGTGGTAATCTTGGCCGGGGAATCACCCCGAAGAAGCCCTTGGGTTAGGCTCTTGCTGACGGAACCCACCAAATCATTCTTATTCAGCCAACAGCGATCCCGGAAGGTTCGTCCGTCAGTTGTCCACGGTTTTGAAAGCAAGGTTTCAAGTTTCTTCTGATTCAGGGCGGTAATATCCCACCCAAGGCCCACGCCTTTCTGAACCTCAAAGGCCGTGCGGGTGTACCCATTGCCCACAACCTTCTTCAACAGGGCATCCAGACTGTCAACCTGATTGCCGTAAAGCAATTCAAGCTGTTGCTGAATACCCATTTGAACGGATTCAAGGCGGGAAATATGGAACCGGGCGGAAGCGTTTTCCAGCTTCTTCAGCCACGCCGCATCCAACCCAGCCTGTTCACCGATCTTGATATACTGTTCAACGCTCCAATGAAATTCTTCAAGCTGTCCAGCGGTCAGCCATTTCCGGGCATCGGTCAGGCTGATTTGGTTGTTCACCGCAAAACGGGCATACCAGCTTTCAATTTCCTTCTGAACGGAACGCTGTGCATCCAGATACAGTTCTTCCATGTCCTGAATGGTCTTTTGGGCTTCTCTGTGGGCGCTGTCCTCCAAGATGGAAAACCGGCCCCGCCAATAATCCGCATTTTTCATGGGCCGTTCCTCCAATCCTGAAAAAATGGCTGGGATGGTTGGAATCGAACCAACGGATCGGGGGGTCAAAACCCCTTGCCTTACCTCTTGGCTACACCCCAATATAAGCCCAACCGGAATTGCGCCGGGGCATCAATGGCAAGTACCAGTTACCAAAGATGAACTGTTTTTATGGGCCACAGCTTATATTTTTTTGGAGCAAGGACGCATCACCCGAAACGCTCCCCGCCATGGTGCTGAAGGTGGGATTTGAACCCACACGCCTTGCGGCAACGGATTTTGAATCCGCCGTGTCTGCCTATTCCATCCACTTCAGCATAGAAGGCCACGCTGTTTCTTCATAGGGGCTTGCGCCTTGCTGAATTTTGGTTCCTTCCTTTGTGGCCTTGGTAGCCCGTGCCGGGATCGAACCGGCGTTACCGCCGTGAAAGGGCGGTGTCTTAACCACTTGACTAACGGGCCATGATGGGCCGGGGAAGGGAATTTCACCCTTTGGCGGGTAGGAGTAATAGCACCCCGCCACACTCAATGTCTGCCCCGGCATATATTGTGAAACGGCGGGGGGTTATTCGCCCCCACCATCATCACCGCTGTTCTGGTTGCCGGTCTGGAAAGCACCGGCGTATTCCTGCGCCTGTTCCATTGCTTCATCCTTTTCCTTACGCAACCGGGCCAGCTCCACTTCAACATCCGTAACCCACGGGTGCTGTTCCACAATGGTTTCCGTGGACAGAATACCAACGGACTTGGCACAGTTTTCAATGGATTCCGTTTCATTGATCAGAATGTCACGGTTGAACACGATCTGAAGTTCAGCGCCTTCATAATCGCCCAAGCCCCTGTTGCTGAAATCCTGATTGATGAACCACAATAGTTCTTCAAAGGCCGCTTGGAACTCGGTTTCCATGCCGTTTGCGTCAAGGTCAATGTCGGAATACATGGATTGAATGTTCATCTGGTTCGGATTGCCAGACAACCGATCATCCTTGGCATCATACCCACGGGCATTTTCAATCAGGGATTTCTTCAGAAGTTCCAAAATCCCTTTGTAATTCTCTGCGTTGATTTCAACCTGAAGGGTTTCAACCCCGCCATCCTCACGAACCTTCACGGCTCCATAGGTGGAAAGGTTGTGGCGGAACTCACCAAGGTTTTCACCGTCATAGTTCTTCAGAACCAGAATGGTGTTCCGTGCGTCCTCTTGCATATTGTTTTCAAAGTCGGACAGCATCACATTGATACCGTCCTGAAGGGTTTTCACACGGCGGATCAGGGGGATTTCCTGTTTATTGTACTTGAACGGGATCAGCGGAATCCGTGTCCAGTTGAACCCTTTAGGTTCCTGTCCTTCTTCCTCAACCATGAAATAGTTTTCATGTTCACCGGCTTCCACATCAGCGATCAGCATATCATTTTGATAGATATACCGGTAAATGCCATCGGTTTTGAAGATTTCCACCTTCTCAACCTTTTCTTTCGTGTAGCCGTTCCAAACCTCTTGGGTGTAATAGCGAACCGCACAATCAAGGATGGTATGATCATCGTCCGCCCAAAACGGAAGAATGTCATAGGCGGGGAAATGCTTGAAGGCCAGTTCCCCGGCATCCGTATAATAGGGGTAAACCCAACCAAGGCCACCGTTCAGGGCATCTTCACACACATACTTCAGAAGCCGGTAAAACCGCTTATTGAAAATCTTGCCCAAAGCGTCTGTGTAACTCTTATCCTGACAATTCAGGGTGAAGGGCTTGCCCACAAGGTAGTTGGTTTTCTGATCCACCATCAGGGCGTATTGGTTATCAATCAGGCGGTTGTTCGGAAGATTGTTCACAACCTGAAGTTTGCCATCCTCGCCAATGATCGTGCGCTGACGCTTCAAAATGTCATGCTGTCCTTCATAGTACAGATCACCACGCAACTGATCCTTGCGGCGGGGGCTGTCCTTCCATTCCTTGATTTCAGCGGCGAAGAACTGATTTTCAGTCATGCCGGTTCGCCCACCCTGAAGGATCAGGCGGTTGATACGCTCCATAGCGTTATCCAGAAACATATTCAATCACCCTTTCCTTTCACCATCGGGGGGGGGCAAAACCCACCGGCCTGTTTCGGGTTTTCTCTAAAACCAAAGACTGATTGGGAAGTTCCACTTCAATCTTCAAGGTTTTATATGGAAGGCGTTCAGCCCATTGTTCAATCTTGTTCAGAATGTACTTCTGTTCAAACACGGGCTTTCACCGCCTTTCTTCATTGCTTAATAAATACAAGCGCCCGGAAACCTTGTGTTTCCGGGGCAATTTGTTACTATCATGTTGTTAATCGAAGCTGAAGGCGGGGCCAACCAACATATCTTCCAGCCCGTAACGCATAGCGTCCATAAGGTGGTTGAAATCATCAATGGGAACATTGATCTTGGCCCCGAACTTATCTTCTGCCCATGTGTAGTTTGAAATCTCTGTGATAAAGTTCACGCATCGGGGATGAACAATGATGGTGTAACCCTGAATGTACTGGATTCCGTTGTTCACGCTGTCCTTGCCCTTCCGGGCGGCTCTGATACGATGAAGGCCAGCATCCCGCAATTCGTCAATACTCTTGGGTTCGGCACAATCGCCCTTGATCCGTTCCTTGGCATAACCCATGGCGGTAATCCGTTCACAGATTGCCCGGTTGGTCAGGGCCTTTTCATACAGTTCATCGAAAACCCAAATGGTCTTTTCTGCTTGGCTCACCAGCCCACAGAACAGGGCCGTGGGATCGTTGGTATAACCGAAGTCAAGGCCGAAGGCGCTTTTCACACCGGCCTTTTTGGAAATGGCCTGAATGTCAAAGGCTTCTTCCCGCCAATTATCGAAAATCAGGCCATCCACAATGCCCCAACCCCCAAGGCCAGCCACTTTGTAGCGGCGGGGGTTATTTTCCTTCATGCTGTTGAAAACCTTCAAATCCGCCGCATCCAGCCATTCATTACACAGGTAATTGGTGGTTGTAGCGTAAATCTGCCCATCCGGGCTGATCCAGCTATCATGGAACTTGTATGTGGGGTTCCCTTGGGCATCCTTGCCGGTGATCTCCCCGAAGAAGCGTTTCCTGATCCAATGCTTTTCGTTCCACGGGTTGAATGTCAGCGTGATTTGCTTGAACAGGCCGGTTTCTTCCGGGATAGCACCACGGATGGATTCATCCAGCATATCAAAATCAGCTTCATTCATGATTTCGTATGCTTCTTCAATCCAGCACCAGCACAGAAACCCTATTTCAACCGTAATTGAAGTGACCTTCAGGGGATCATCAAGGCCCCGGAAGTAAATCTTCTGACCGGTGGGAAGGTAGGTCATTTCAAGGGGGCTTTCTTTGATTTCCCAATAGGCTGAAACCCCAAGGCGGTTGATTGCCCATTTCAGTTCGGTGAAACAGGAATCTTTCAAAGTTCTGAACACCTTGCGAACCACAAGGGTATTGGCTTCCGGGTATTGCATCATCCGTTTGATGATGTTCAAGGCCGTTGTCTTGGATTTCTTGGAAGCACGGCTTCCCTTACACACCCGGTAACGGCCTTTGAAGTTCCAGAAGGTTCCGTAACCCTTGCCAACCACTTCAGGAAGGTGAACCCGCTTAGCCTGTGGGCTAATCTTCAAGTTGATCATCCCCCGTGATAATCACCGGAACGGCCCTTTCCACACCTACCTTGTCCGTGAACATACCATAACGCTTGCCAATCAGTTCAGCGGCCTTCAGCCTTTCCTTGGCTCCAACCTCTTTCTGCGTCAACTCTTGGCAACCATCACCGCACAGGATCGGGATTTCTTCAGTATGTTCACCCCGCATTACCGAAGTCAGGTATTTCATGACTTCTTCAGCATCAGCGATCTTGGCCGAATGAAGTTTTTCAAGTTCGGTTTCGATGTACGCTTTCAAGTCAGGTTTTGCAAGGTTTTCAGAACCCGTCTGCTTTGCGGTCTTGGGCGAATACCCCGCCTTGATTGCCGCATCCGTAGCATTGCCGCTGATCAGGTATTCATCACAGAACTTCCGCTGTCTTGGTGTCATAGGTATTCACCCCTTTCATCAGGCATAGAAAAAGCGCCCCGGTTTCCCGTAGGCGCAATTTCTTATTTACTATTCTACCGATTCTTTACTCTGTTTGGAACCGGTGGCACTCTGGTTTTCTCGGTTGTTTAGAAAGTCGCTGTTTGCCTTGGCAAAAGCAAGTAAACCCTTTCCGTGAAGTTCAAAAACCCATTGCATAGAATAATTCAGTTCTTCAGAAATATCTTCCCATTTTTTCAACTGAATATAGCGCCCGATCAGAATATTTTGTTGATCAAGGTCAGGAATCCGGTTGATCATGGTGAACGCTTCCTGTTTCATGCTCACAAGTTCATCAATCCGGGCATTGATCTTGGCTTCAAGGTCAATAATCTTGGTGATGGTTTCTTCAAGGGTATTCTTGGGGCCTGAAGTCTGAACCTTGTCCTGCTTCAGTTGGCTTCCGGTAGAAGTCAAGCTGGAACGCAAGGTTGCAATGGTGCTATCAAGCCGATTGATCAAACGATCCGTTTTCCTGATTTGGGCAAAGTATTCTTTAGCCTGTTGGGAAAGGTCTTTGTCATTCACTATGTAACACATCCTTTCTGCGGTGGTCTGTTCCGTTTTCATTGCATCTGTACCGTTAACAAATGCTGAAAAATCAAGTGATTTCAGGACTTTGGAACGCATGGAACAGATAAAACGGGCAGTTCCTTATATACACAGTTCTTATATATTTTTTTCTTTATAAGAAGAAAGTATATTTACATCTGTTCCATCTGTTCCGTTCCTTGAAAGCAACTGAAAAAGCCTTGAAAATCAAGGGTTTTCGTGCGGAACAGATATAGAAAAAACATCTATTCCATACCTGTTCCACACGCTGTTCCAACCTCTACTGAAGAAGCACCTGTTCAGGCGGAAATATTGTCTGAAAGATACCAGACAATCAGGAACCAAACAGGATCAATGCTGAAATACTCGGCCACGGCCATAAGCAACAGCACAAGGGTCAGCACCACCAACATTTTCTTCATCGGCGTTCCACCGTTGTTCCTGCAATTTCAATGCCCACCGCCATAGCCTTGAAATCATCTTCATTGCCTTCCACTTCCAAGGCGTTACCGTCAGCGTTTTTCAGAACAGCGGTGTAAATTTCATTTTCTTCATCATAGCTGAACTGACAATCGTTTTCAGAATAGCGTTCAATATCTTCTTGGTTGTCACACTCCAAGAAGGTGAAATCCAGCAATTCAGCACCTTTGCAGTTGCCACCGATTTCAAAGGAAACATGGCCGATATAATCCCATTGCATGAAAGTCACCCGGATTGTATGGACACCATGAAAATTAGGGTCATAAGAACTGATCATTTGTATTCCCTCCCGGTCTTACGGTCTTTGATTTCAATGCGGTTCAGAAGTTCAAACCCCGCCAAACGGGTGATGTACTTCAGGACGAAGATCAGGGTGTTCACCCGCTTCTGCTGTTCATCCTCGTCACGGATGATATTCTTTGTGCCGTGGTAGGCTGTCGGATCGTGATACCCTTCAGCATTTTCCCAAGGTTTAGGCATCGGTTTTCCCTCCTTCTTCTCTGTACCATTCTTCAATGTCACACCCAATGTCCTTCAGCTTTTTACGGGCCAACCACCCATCATCGGCCTGTTCCATCAGGTAATGTTCCCGTAGCTTCCGGGTTTCGGCATAGAACAGCTTCCACGCCAGCTTCAGACGCTTGGGGCCAAAGCCAAATTGGGTGTGAAGCATCCACAGGATGGATGATTCTTTGTCCATGTCAAAAGCCCGATCATTTTCCACAATCTGTTTCTTGATTTCCTGATCCAAGGCCCGTTCTTCAGCTTTGTTGAACTGAACGGCAAAGATTTTACCACCGGACTTCTTAAACATCGGCATGGTATTCACTCCAAATATCATCGAAGCATACCGGAATCAGCCAATGAACCTTGTCCAACAGAATCAAGGCCACTTCCCGCATCTGCGGATGTGCGGCGGGTGAACAGCGCAACTTCAGGAAATGCCGCCATTCACGAATGTTGGCCGTCATGACCACTTCCGTTTTCAGGCTGTTGGGAAGAACCGAACGGGCTTCTTGCGGTGTGCATCCTTCCGCCAGCATATCAAAATAGCGAATTTCCACCCCTTCACAGCCATCCCGCCAATAGTCATAGGCTCTGGAACCGGGTTCAAGGAAGCAAGGTTCAATCACCGTGATTTCCTCACCAAACTTGCCCTTGCCGTAATTGCAATAGCGGGTGGATTCCTGACAGTAAGAAGCCATCCGGTGGCGGACGATCTCATGAGAAACCCCACGATCACAAATGAACTTCACCGTGAAGGAACAATGTTCCAAAACCGCTTCATGCCCACGCTTGATGATCCCGGCAACGAACTTTTCAGCGGAACCTTCCGTGATTTTGTCCTCGGACTTGTAGCAGACACGGCCACATTGTTCCAACCGCTTCAGGATGGTGGCCCCATCAATCGGGGTGATGAACTGCACATCAGGCTTGATAATTTTCATTTTCTTCAACCTCCCAATTCATTCCGGTGCTGTGACCGGTAAGGATCGAACCCTTCAGGGTAACGCTGTTCCAGCTTTTTCAAGTTTTCTTCCATGACCGTATCAAGGTCAGAACCAATGGCATCACACAGAACGGCCAAATACCAAGCCACATCACCAAGTTCTTCAATCATGTGGCGCTTATCCAGTTCATGGCCGTGGAAGAAATGCTTCTTCACCTGTTCGGCCACTTCACCGGCTTCACCGCAAAGGCCCAAGGCACATTCCAGCTTCAGCCGATCCATGTTGGAACGGTCAGCGGTTCGCAAGGAATCCCGCATATAACGGTTAGCGTTCATCGGCGTGTTCCTCCGCTTTCAGATCGTCCAGTTCAAGAACGGTCATAATGGCGTAATTAGCAAGGTCAATCAAGGTATCACGGATAGATTCATCCTTGACTTCCTGAACCCCGGATTTGGTCAGGCTCTTGAACCGGGCCAGCTTATCCCCAAGTCTGATCCGGGGCATTGCCATTCCTTCTTCCGTGAAGGTCTGGTGAAAGCTGTCACCATAGTCATGATTTTTCATGGCGTACAAGGCATTGATTTCCTTGCAAATATCGGAATGGCGTTCCGTTTTGGTTTTAGGTAACATTGAAATCATCCTTTCTTTCAGTTGAACCATTTGATCACCGGATCACCGGTGAAGCCCTTTTCCCACACATACCACGCATAGGCAATGGCGCTTTCCGGTTTCCCGGTCATATCACCGTTTTTATAACAGGCCAGCCGGGAACGGCTGATATAAACTTTTCGGGGGGGGGGGTATGCCTGAAGAACTCACCCCGTTTTTGCCCCTCCAAGAACTGAACCTTCAGGAACATAGCCACTTTCCCACCGGGGCGGACGCTTTCAAGCGCCCTTTGAACAAATTCAAGCCCCATTGAATATGGCGGGTTTGTGATTATATCGCCTTCAAAATCGTCCAGCGTTTCCTTCAGGAAATCCAACGGTTCAGGATCACCGAAGCCCCGGTAAATCAGATCAGTTGAAATGACTTCATAACCGTGGGCCTGAAGCACCTTGGAAATATGGCCTTCCCCACAGGCCGGTTCCCAAATGACCGGGGAAAACTGTTCCAGTTCCAGAAGCATTTCCACGGCCCTTGGATCGGTGGCGTAGTAATCAAATGCTTCTCGTTCTTCAGGAACATGGTTGGAACTGCCCAAAGTGGTGAACACCTTCTTGGAACCACTCATTCTGTGTCACCGCCTTTCACAAATACACGGGTTTTCCGGTTTCTGATCCACTTGGGAACCGTTGTGAAGCCACAGCGTTTTGTGATCTGCCGGGAAAACTCAATCTTGGAAAGGGCTTGGAAGTTGTTTGCAATGCAATATTCCTTATACCGGCGATACACGGAATCGGTGGCTTCATTTTCAATCCCGTCAAGGCCCACTTCATTGATGAACCCAATAATGGGGTTGTTGTTTTCCTCGTATTCGTCCAACTGCCCCTGAACTCTGCTGGATGTGGTGAACTGTGCGTTCCCAAGAACCCGCTTCAACCCCTGAAGGCCAAGTAAGGCCAGATATTCCATAGAACCCTGTTCACACAGTTCATCCTTGATGAACGGGCGGAAGTCTGCATCATTGGGGGTGAACTTGGCATCGAAGGGAACGATCACCAAACGCCGCTGAACAGCTCCGGTTTTGTCCTTGATACGGGGAATATTGTTGGCGCTGAACAGGAACTTGGAATAATTGTTGAACTCAAATGGATCTTGGCCTTTGCGCTCCACATTCACCCGATCACCCGTGACCAGCTTCTTGAACACGGAAGCATTGGCAATAAATTCATCACCAATATCATCACCGATGTTTGCCAGCTTGCCGAACAGTTCAGCGGTTTTGAACCTATCACCCAATTCCTTCAGGTCAAGGGAAGCAATGTTCTGATCCCCAAGAAGGTTCTTCACCACATGAAGGAAGGTGGATTTGCCGTTGCTCTTATCGCCAATCAGGATGAAGGCTTTGCCAAGTTCGTTGCGGCGGTACATACAATAGCCCACCATTTCTTCCAGCAAGGCCCGAACTTCAGGATCATCACAGGCCAGCCGGTTCAGGGTATGATCCAACAGATCATCATGGGCGGCGGGGTTGTACGGCCACGGGATTTTGTTTGTAATGACCACATCCGGGGTGAACTCTTTGAAGGAACCATCCCGGATATTGTAAAGGCCGTTGCTGAAAGCAATGATATTCGGGTTGGTAGCCTTTGTGTTTTCTTCAATCATGATTTCCAGATAGGACAGGACTTCCGAACGCCACGCCCGTTTCAGGTTGCTGATCAGCTTGATCATGGCCCCTTCAATTTCACCGGCACCGGAAACATAGATACCATCCTTGTAAATGTGAAGCTGGTTATTGATCTTCACAATATGGTTGTTGTTCTTCAGGTAGGTGGCGAACTTATCAAACAGGAAGGTTTTATCCCGGAAGAAGGATGTTTTCTTGAAGGCATCATCCCGAAGGATCACATCAAGTTCCTTGTCGGAAAGGGGCTTCTTCAGCACATAACGGTTAATCAGCCTGATACATTCACGGGCTTCTTCCTTGGTGAAATCGTCACTCTGAAGGGTCAGAATGTAGTTGAACAGGGTTTGGTTCCGCCCATCACCTTCCCCAAGGTTCGGGAAATCATAGTTGCTTTTCACTGGGGTCAGCCACTTAGGAAGTTCCTGAATCTCCCCTTCAGGGAAGTCATACAAGATGGGCCGTTCCACGCCACCGGACTTCAAGATTTCATAGCTGTTATTGGCTCCAACCTTTCCATCCGTGGTGATACCCACGGCCAAGGTGCATTTCGTCCAGCTTTTTTTTACACCACAGTTCTTGAACAAGAAGTGTTTTCCCCGTGTGGTGGCGTACACTCTGCACTTCAGTTCTAAATCCTGAACAATTCTGAACAAAAGTTCAGATGTTTCCGCATCGTCCACATCAATCAGGATGGTTTCTTCCCCAAGAATACCGGCGTATTCATCAAGGTCTTGGACTTCTGAACGGGTTTTCAGTTTTTCAACGCCTTTGAACTTTTCAAGGCATTGTTTATTTCTGGTAGGCACATAGCCCCTAAACAGTTCCATGCTTCAACGCTCCCCCCCCCCGAAAGGTTTTATTGTTCATCGTTCCACCCCGAAATCTTTCAACCGATCCCAAGCAACATCAATGTAATATTGCTTGTCCAGTTCATCCGGGATAGGAAGGTTGGTCACATCATCATTGATGAAGAAACAATGATCCGGGGTGTTGCCGAACTTTTCAGGGTTCTTTTCCCGGCCTTTGACGATTTTCCCGGAAACCTTGAAGATTCCGCCCTTGCTCTGATCCTTGGAAGCGAACACCCGGAAGGTTTTATCTGTCTGAACCTCACCGCCGCTGAAGCGGGTGATTTTCTTAGAACGGCCTTTTTCATCCCTGATCTTAGCTTCCGTAACCACCGGGGAATAAAGGGCATATTTGTACTTGCTGGACACCTTCACAACCTTCTGAAAATCTCGAAGATCGGAACATTCCATGATGGTTGTTTCCGGGCTGATCCCATGAAGGAAATAATTCACAATGGCCCGGTTGACAATGGGAAGGTCATAATCCAGATCAGACAGCTTTTTGACATAGGCACCCTTGCACTTCCAGCGGGGTTTCCCTTTTTCATCACGAAGCGGCCCGGAAGGAATAATGATGTAATTGTTCACATCCTTCTGATACACCTTTTGAAATTCATCAAATTCAAGGCGCATCCCGGTTCTTTGCTCCCACTCCCAACACAGATCGTCCAGCATTTCAAAATCTTCATACCGGCGAAGTTTGACCAAAATACCATCCGTGTTGCTCTGAATGATTTCACAATGATCTTCCAGCCGTTCAATCAAATCCAGAAGAAGAAGCTGACCGCCCACACAAACATTGTTGGCTTGCCGGGGGTCATACATGGCGTTGTGCTTATCCTTCATAGCCCCATAGGTGCTGTTCAGGACGATTTTATAAGGCTGTTGCATGGGGTTCTTCTCCGCCTTCAGCTTCAAGCGGGTGTGATAGATTTCCGCATACTTGGAAGGATCATGGACATTACGGGAAAGCCACTTATAAACCAGCATCAAAGACGGGTAATAGGAAGCCACATCCACATTGACGAACCAGCCTTCCCCGTGATATTTGGGAATGGCCCCATGAAGGCCACCCCAAGCGAACACATGGGGAACCCCGGCCACATCCAATTCAAGGGTTTTGGAATAGTCACGGTTCAGGGGGTTCTTGTACCAGTTCAGAACTTCCGTGTATTTTTCGATCCGCAAGCTGGGCGGGAACTCAATTTCAAATTCATCATTGTGTTCCCGCTGAACGGCTCCAAGGATTTTGGCGGAAAGCTGGGCCTTGGTGCGGCCAATGTCTGAAATGGGAAGGTGGAACGCCTTCACAAGTGACATTTGGGCATCAAATTCATCTTCCTTCCGCCTTAACCACACTTCCACCGTCTGTTCCACATCATGGCGGCAATACTTGACCGTTTCGGCCAACTCTGCTTCAGTCAAAGGCCGGTCAATGTCGAAGGGAACAGAAGTTTCTTTTATGGAATGGCCCATGAACGCTTCCAGCGCCTTCAGGCTGATTGGCGGGTTCGGCATCACATCATAATTGATCAGCGGGTATTCCCTGAACAGGCTTGAATATCTGTAACCGGGTTTATACTCTGCAATGATCCAATCATTCACAGGCTTTGGATCAAACCCACACAGAATGGCCTTCAGGATGTACTGATCATAGTTCCGGGAATTGTAACCGGCCCAAATCACACCCTTGTGTTCCTCATAGAAGCGTTTCAGCTTGTCGGGATCATTGATAATCACGGTTTCTTTCCGGGCGTTCAGGTCGATCAGGACAACCAACCAGTCATACCGGAAAACCTCAAAATCATAGAAGATCATCAACTCACATCCTTTCAGCTTTTGTGAAATCGGTCAGCGTTTCCGCTTTATCAGCCCCGCCACGGGAAGGCTTTCACTTGGGGCCATTGTGGGGCCGAAGCCCCACATTTTGTGCTTGAAAGGTAAGGTTCAAAACCGTATCAAGCACTATATGTGCTCGATTTGATTATAAAAAATCTTTGGTCAGTTTTCAACCTCGAAAACTTCTTCAACGGTGATGGAATTGAAGCGGGAATCATCGTAGTCCACCGCATATTCCAAGTTTCCATCAATGGCTTCCGCCACATCAAGAACAAGCTGGGAAAACTGCTTGTAGCTGGTGAAGCTGACAGGAACACCGGAATCCAGCTTTTCAAGGAAGCCCATAGCGGAAGCGATCATGTTCTTGTCATTCTTGGTGCCGTAAAGGACACGGTTCATGAAAAGGCGCTGGTTCTTGAACTCACCGGACAGGATTTTGAAGGACACGGCCAGCATGGGGCGGTTGGGATCGGCCTTGGTGCCTTTGATCTCCATGCTTTCCAGCTTCACTTCATACTTGCCAGCGGGAATGGTGGGGAAATCACCGCCGCCATTCTTCTTGGCATCCTCCACATCAGCCTGAAGGCCCTTCAGATCAACAGAACGATCAATCTTGTCAAAATCAATAGCCATAGTTTTTTACCTCCAAAAATGTTGTTATGTTCAAATGGTTTTGAGAATATCAGCCAACCCATGAAACAGGCCGTTCACAAGTTCAGCGGTTTCCTTGGCCCGGTTCATAGTGTCAACTTCTTCTTTCGTAGGGGCAAATTCCTTATCAGGGGCAAACAGATCATCGGTCAGAACCCCATCCAACAGATGATCCAACGCCGCATCAAACATCACTTCATAGAAATCATCGTGGTTGGCGGCATAGTTGGCAATCGCCACCTTTGCGGCGTTCCGGTGAAGCTGGATCAGGGATTCCGGGTCAGCATCAGGCGGGGGGGGGATCAGGTTTGCACACACCTGAATCTTGCGAATCAGGCCACGGCGGTTCATTTCTTCTTTGAACCTGTTCAAAGCATCGTTTTTCATGTTGCGTCCTCCTTATATTTGGTTGGAAATGATGGTTTTAATGCGCTTCACATGGTCTGAAAGCAACTCCCGGTTCATCCGTTTCCATCGAAGAATGTTGGAAATGCAGATCAATTCATCCTGAATGTCCTGAAAGGCTCTGTGATTGCTTTCAAGGTCAGCTTCATAGGAAGCAAGGTCTGTGTTCTCACCGGCCTTGGCCGATCTGACTTCTTCATCAGCCTTTTCAGCGTATTCCCGGAAATACTTGGCCGCTTCATAACCCATGTGTTTTTCAACCAGATATTCAAAATCACGGGCCTTGAAGATGGTTTCAGGCTTTCCGGCAATCATCAGCACTTCAGCCATTATTCTTCACGCTTCTTCCGGGTACGGCGGGGCGGGTTGGCATCCATCTTGGGTGCGGCTTCCTCTGCCGGGGCCTTGGGGCGATCCCACAGGGGGCAACCATCGGGGCCACCTTCCTTGTGGCAACGGTGGCCAGCGTCAATGGACGGGCAAAGGGGAATTTCCGGGTTCTGGTCATGCTGTTTGAAAATGCGCTCACCGTCCGGGCATTTGGGAAGATCGTTCCAAGGCGGGGTGTCACCGGTGGCCGGTTCAGCAACAGGAACAGAATCATCCTTTTCACCGCCGCCCGGTGTCCAAGTTCCATCAGGATCACCACAAGCCGCCTTTGCCGCATCTTCAGCCGGATCATAGTTATCAGCCGGGGGCGGGGTTTCAGTCTTGGCCTTTCTGCCCCTTCTGCTGGGCGCTGTGGTGGGCGTGTCGGTGGTTTCAGGTGCGGGGGTGGCCGGGGTATTGCCGCCACGCTTCACGGCTCCTGCGGCCTTCTGGTTGGCTTCCTCGTAGACTTCACAGAAAGCGTCATAGGTCAGCGGGATTTCCTTATCACGGACAGTCAAACGGCCACCGCCGAAGATCACTTCAGAAGTCTTGAAAGACAGCACCCGTTCATCATCGTCCGCCACGATACGGGCCACCAGATCAACCATACCGGCCACCTTGTTTGCCACCTTATCCTGAAGGTTCGGCTTGATGGAACTGATCTTATCGCCGCCCTTGCGGGTCAGGTCACGGCTTCTGTCCTCATGGCTGATCAGGATGATGTTTTCATAGTCCAGATTCACAAGCCGCTTCAGGGTGTTCAGGAACTCGCTTCTGACCATATCCCACGCACGGAAGGAATCATCAGATTCATGCTTCCAGCCCTGACGGTCACAGATGTAAACCCGGCACGATTCATAAACATCTTCCAGAAGGTCAACCACGATGGTTCGGAAATCGTTCTGTTTCTTTTCCAGTTCGGCCACGGCATCCATGAACACTTCATAGGCCAACTTGCGCTTGGTGATACGGCCTTCCACCGTAACGGTGTCACGAATGGCGATATAGGGGGCATCCACAAACTTGATGTTGCCATCCGTGTTCAACATCAGGGGATCGGGGAACTGATTGGCAAAGAAGGTTTTGCCGCTGAAGGGTGCGCCGTAAAGCCACACAACCTTCTTCTTGGTGGCGTTCAGATCACGGCGTTCATTCTTGGGAAGTAACATATAATCCCATCCTTTCTGACAATATTCTTCATACTCACACCATCCACAAAAATGGTTTGGGTTCTTGGGAAAGTCTGTGGCTTCAACCATGTGCTTCACATCGGTCAGGAAGTCCACAATCTTCATGGGGTTGTACTGAACCGGCATCAGCGTTGGTTTAGCATCTTTCAAGGCCGCTTGCAAGCGGTCACGGAATTGGGAAAGGGTTTCGGTGCTTTTCTGCCTGATCTTTGGCTTGGGAACAATCAGGAAATACATATTTCTGATCCGGTGGCCCGGATGGGTCAGATCATACCAATACTTGTATTCGTGAAGCTGACCGGAAACGGCGTAGTTCTTGGCGTTGTTGGAATACTTGAAATCGTACAGATCAAACGCTTCAAATTCATCCAAATCTTCACCGGTGATCAGGCCATCCAGCTTCAGGCCCTTCCCCACGGGAACCAGATAATCCATGAAGCCGATGAAATCAGCGTTCCCAATGGGCAATTCAAAGGAACCACCGGGCGGCAACATGGCCTTTGCCTTGGGGATCATGGCTTCCAGCTTGATCATTTCGTTGATATGATCATCCGTCAGAACCGGGAAGCTGTTCTTGTAGAAGTCAAGGGCTTGTTCAACCCCTTCTTCAATGCCGGTGTGAAGGGCGGTGCCAAGGATCAGGGCGTTGTCTGCGTCCGTGTTCGGGATCGTGTCTATCCCTTCCACATATCGCAAGCGGTATTTGTATGGGCATCTATCAAAGACTTCAACCCGGCTGTGGGAAACTCGCATTGTTTCACCCCTTTCACAATAGTCTTGAAGGCTTCAAAGCCTTCCGGGTAAAGGATGAACCCGAACCCCTGTGAACCGTTGATTTGGGCCAAATTACGCTTCTGAAGCACAGATGGGGTTCCATCGGTGGCCTTCAGCTCCACCTCAAGGGCAATGCCCTTCACGGTGATCCGCATATCGGGAAGGCCGCTTTTCACATACCGGCTTCCACCCCAACGCTTTTCATAGAAGCCACAGGGCGGGGCGCTCATGCGGTCAACAGGTTCACCCAAGGGATATATCCCTTCAGCTTCCAGCCATTCCTTCAGGCGATTTTCAAAGTTTTTTTCACCGGCCATCGGCTCACCCCTCCAACATCTGAATCAGGCTGTGAATACCTCTGACTTGGGTGAAGCCCTGAATTTTACCCGTTCCAGCGTAGAATTGGAACAGTTTATCATCAGACTTCCGCCAACAATGGAAATGTCCGGTTTGCTCATTCTTCAGTTGGTATTCAATGCCGTGGGCTTCAAACTGCTGAATGGCATAGGCGATCCGGTCGGGGTTCTTTGCAACCCGTTCTGAATGAACCTGTTTGGTATGATTTTTCAGGGCATCCCACACTTCATCCCTTGCCATCGGCCCCACCACCTTCCGCCAAATAGTCACACCATGCAAGGAAGGCACGGCGCAACGGGTTAGTGTTGCCATCATCGGCCCATCCAGCAAAGCCAATCCACCCATCCCGGTTGAAGCTGATACATTCACGCCGGGTGAAATAGTGGGCGTTCATGTAGATGTAACACTCGGTAATGTGGCCGTTGGTGGCCTTCTTCATGTCAACCCGTTTGCTTAAAGTCATGGTAACGGAAGTTTCACCAGCCTTATTGGATTTCTTCAATTCCTTCTGAAGCATCATGCAAAGGATCAAAATATCACCTTCATCAATGCTGTCATAGGTCAGGCCCTTGGCGCTGAAATACTCCCGAAGTTCATTATTGGTGCAAACAGGTTCAAAGCCCCGGCAACTCATGACTTATCCCCTTTCAGGGTGATCTTCACATAACCGGCCTTGGCAGTGGTCTTGGAACATTCGGAAGCAATGTCCGGGTATTTCTTCTTCAGCTTTGCGGAATCAATGCTGGTGGCATTGGTGGGCTTCACAAGGGTAAGGTTCAGAACATCGGATTCAAACTTATCCACGCCGAACTTCACCATTGCTTCATACAGCTTGGCCTTCATTTCCTTTTCCTGATCCTCAATGGCCTTCTTGTGGGCGGTCAGGGAAGCAATGGCGTTCAGGGTGGCAAGCTGTGTGTTCTTGAACTCCTGAAGGGCCGTTTCTTCATCGAAGGTGGCCGAACCACAGGCGTTCGGGTTTTCCTGACAGGAATCAGGACAAGTGTGGAAATCCGGGCATTTGTGGCAACACCCATCAAATTTTCCACGGGGGCAAGCATTTTCACATTTGATCATTTTTCGGGTTCTCCTTTCAGATAAACATTCAACTGCTTCAGGCCGAAGGCGGAAGCGGCTTCATGGTTGTCAAAATAAATGTCGATCTGGTTTTCACCGTATTTGTCAATCACCCATTGGGCGGGGCGATCCTGAACGATGTATTCACCCAAGCCTTCCACTTCCACCACGGTTCCCAAGGGAAGCGGGGAAGCACAGGAAACACCGGCTTTCAGTTCCACACCAGCGGCACCATACACAATGCCGTTGGGCCGGTTCTTGGCCCATTCGCCGCAACACTTTTCACAGGAACAATAGGCGGTAATTCTGAAACTGCCCAACAGCACCGGTTCAGGTTCGGCGGGTTCTTCCACCAGCGGAGTTTCCACCGGCTCCAAGGTCACATCCGGGGTCACGGCGGTAAGCTGATCCGGTTCAATGGGGGTATCCGGGGCCTTGCTGTTGACAGCAGAACAGCGCCCAAATATAAACCCCATTGCAAGGCCCATCAGAAGGGCCACAAGGAACATCCGCCTGAACCGCTGGTTAAGGGCTTTGCGGCGCTGTTGCCGCTTGCTCATACTTTCTGAATAGTTCATCGGTATAGTCCTTTCTCATTTCCAAAGTGAAAAGAATATCTTCTTCAACCGTTCCCGGACAGATCATCAGGTAATAGAAACAGGGCCGTTCTTGCCCAAGGCGGTGAATACGCTTTTGGGATTGCTCCCACAATTCCGAACCTTGGGGAAGGCTGAAGTAAATGATTTTGTTGGCAAGCTGGAAATTGCCGCCCATTGCACCGGCTTGATACTGAATGAAGGTAATGCTGTTATGCTGGTAGCGGTAAGCATCCAAGTTCTTTTCTTCACCGGAAAGAACAGACACAGGCCGGTTCAGGCCCTTGGCAATCCCCTTCAGGCGTTCCATTTCTTCCGTGAAGTTATAGAACACAATCAAGCGATCTTCCGTGCTGTTCACCAAATCCCGGAAGGCTTCATAACGGGCCGGGTTATATAGGCCGCAAAGCTGACGGGCGTAAAGGCGGCGGGTCAAACTGGTATCACCGATCAATTCCCGTTCACAATGGGCATTGGAACCGTAGAAATCCGCATCCAGTTCAAATTCACCAAGGTTGGCGCTGTCAATCGCAATATAGCGATCATTCCAGAACTTCCAATAAAGGGGTGAAGGGCGGGTTTTGACCTTGATCCAGTTCCGTTTTGGAAGGCTGATTCCGGCCTGTTCGGTAGTCATGAAAACGGCCCCATGTTCGGCCAGCTTCATCTTCAGCCGATCAACATTCTTATAGCCGGTAATCTGTTGCCGCCAAAATCCATCGGTTTCAACCCATTCCGTTTGAATGTACTGCTTCCAGAACAGTTCTTTTGAAATCTTCCACCCCAACAGTTGGCATTGGCTCCACAGGTTTTCATACTTGCCGCCCGTGGGGGTGCCTGACAGAAGGATCACATTATCCGGTTTCAACCCAAGAATGAACTTTGACCGTTTGGCGTTCTCGTTCTGGATCAGGGAACTTTCATCCAACATCAGCGTGAAGCCGGTCAAGGTTTTCAGCACATTCCGCCTGAAGGTCAGTTCGTAGTTGATCACGCCACAAATCCGATCCGGGTTATCAACTTCCATTGCGGCCTTCATGAACCAATCAAATTCATTTTTCTTGGTCATGTCATAAATCATCCAACAATGGTTCATGGCGTAATTTTCCGTCATGTGTTCAATCCAGTCTTGAACCTTTGAACATTGACACACCAGAAGATTTACACGGCTGTTCAACTTCAAGGCTTTTTCGGAACCAACAAAGGTTTTCCCAAGGCCCATATCAAGGTAATAGGCAACCCGGTTCTTCCCCTCGGTTTCATCAAGGGCCTGTTGTTGGTGCTGGAACAGGTTAATCATTGATCTGAATGGAAGCACCCAAAACCTTCTTGGCGTGGGTGGTGGAACCAAACAGCTTCTTGACCACAGCGGCACAGAAACCGGAATAGTAGTCATAGGAATCCGCTTCCCCACAGGAAACAATGGTTTTGGTGTTGTCGGCCCACAGAATGATGGTCTTGGGGCCGCTGTAAATGACCTTCTTGATCTGCGGAAGGCCAGTCTGACGGGAACGGCGGGTGTGATTTGCAACGCCGAAGGTGGCGTTAAGATCAGCCTTGATATATTCCATCATGGCATCCGGCAGAGTACCAGCCGCAACCACCTTGGATTCAGAGAACCAAAACAGCCCCTTGGAACTTGCGTCATTCGTCTGCTGAAAAAGTTCCACGCCAACCTTCTTGTTCTGCGAAAAGTAATTCTTCACCTTGCCGATGTAGCCGGTGAACTTGCCGCTGTATTCCGCATCGGGCAAGATTTTAACGATCATACCGATCTGAAGCATATAAACCATCCTTTCATCGGTGAAGCCATTCACGGCGGATATACTGAATCGCCGTTTCAAAGCCTTCAGACATTTCAGCGGGGCAATTCGGGTTATGCTGGGCGCTCCGCAACTGCTTAATTGCCTTCTTCAGTTCGCCACGGGTGGCGTTAGGCGTGTAGGGGGGGGAATCGGGCGCAACCACATAGATAATGGCGAAGAAGCAAATCATATCAATGTTGGTGGCGTTCCTGATCAAATCCAACAGTTCATCACGGGTGTTATCCATCGGTGTTCCCCTTTCAGGCCGTAAGGCCGAAGAAAGAATTGAACTGATCAACACCCACATAATCACGGAACTTGGTGGGGTTGATGTAGTAATTCCAGCAAGCGCCGGTTCCGGGAACAGCGTTCCCGAAGGGAAGAAGGCCACGCTGAAGGCCGATTCTGACAAACTGATCAGATTTGCCCATGCACCGGGCGGCTTCCTTCACGCTGATCTTCTTGATAGGCGGTTCCGCAACCGGGGCGGCTCCATAACCCATCAGGTAATCAAAGGAAACGCCGGTTGCATCGGCAAGGGCCTTGATACGGTCAGGGCCGGGGGTGTTCTTCCCGGAAAGGTATTGGCTGATAGCGGCCTTGGAAGCCCCGGCCTGTTCAGACAGGGCTGATTGGCTCATGTTGGCCTGTTCCATTGCGTACTTCAGACGCTCTGCAAAAGTGGTCATTGTGCATACTCCTTTCATTTTTCAAGATTTCCGTGTGTAAACACGGCGGACAGTAAGAAATAACATCCCGGCCAATGTCGGACAGCTTTTCGGGATAGGTCAGGGGAAACATTTCCCCGCACTTTTTACACCGAACTTGGCGGGTGATCATCATTGGCTTACCACCTTGAAATGACCGGGTTCCTTCATCGGTTCCACATCCACGCTGGAAACCAAGGCCCACCAATCGGCTTCCGGGTAAAGGTTGCGGTCACTTCTCAAAATGGTTCGATCTCTGAAGTGAACGGCCTTCCAATCCTTGGTGTCAATCAACTTCATTGGTTATCACTCCTGTTCTTCAAAGGCCACTTCACATTCCCCACAGAGAACATGAACTTCTTTGGTGGCCCGGATGATGGTTCCGCAACAGGGGCAAACATACTTGCGGGAACTTGATCCCCCCCCCTTCCGGGAACCCTTCAGCGGATTGGTACGGGGTCGAACCAGACAGAACCCGGATTTGCCAAGGGATTTCACAAAGGCTTCAGCTTGCGGGTTCAGGGCGGTTTTGTGCCATCCGTACTTTTCGCCTTTCTCCACGGTCAGGCCGTGGGCTTCAGCGGTTTCTTTGAACTTCCGGTTGTGGTAGGAACCAGAACGGGAAGTGTCCTGAACATTGTCATGAAGGTTCTGAAGGTGAACCATTTCGTGAAGCAAGGTTCCACAGGTTTCTTCAAAGGGGCGGTTCAGGTATTCGGCACACAGGTTGATTTCGTAATAACCGCCTTCCTTGGTGCCATCTTGCCAAGCCTTCCAAGCGGTACACCAGCCGTAGGCCCCACGGGTATGATCCGGGGAAACGGTGATCACAGGCTTTTCCAACTTCCCTTCAAAGAAGGCTTTGTTGAACTTTGAAAACAAGGTTTCAAGTTCATCAATGACCGGTTTCAAACTGACTTCATTCATGGTGCTTACTCCTATTGAACACTATATGTGCTCGATTTAGTTAAAAAAAAGTTCCTGAACCGAAACGCCAAAGAAATTGGAAATGCGAACCTTCACTTCATCACGGGGAACCCGTTCATCACGCTCATACATGGCATAAGAAGATTTGGTGATCCCAAGTTCCTTGGAGATTTCGTCTTGGGTTCTGCTCCCACGCAGTTCCCGAAGTTTCTTGCCAATACTCATATTTGCACATCCTTTCTTCAGAATTAGAACAGCCAAAGCCCCAACAAGCAACTTCCGGGCGGTCATATCTTTTACATGGGGATTGATACCCAATACCCGAACCCATAAACCGGGGGCGCTCATGTTGTCGCTGTTGCCCTGCCATCATCAGCACCGGTGGGGCGGTTCCGGTGGACGGGCCATCAGGCCCGTTTCGGCTTATTGATTCCAATAGTCAAAATCATTCAAAATATATTCGCGATTTTCGGGGGTGTCGGGTAAATTGTATCCGCTTCCTTTATTGCCAAGGAACAATTCACCAAAGTCATTGATCCCACAAGAAAGGCCCGTCTGTTTGTTTTCTTTCCAAACTTCCATATCTCACATACTCCTTCCGGGGTGATAATCCGTAATATCATCAACTTCTTTATCAGTAAGCTTCCAATCCCACGGGTTACAGTCGGTGTGATTGATGATGTAATCGAAAGTCCGGGAAGTCTTGACCTTCATCGGATTGACCTTGTACCCGTTGCATCGAAGATCATGAATGAAGTCGGCCTTTGTCCGGTATTCCTGATTGGTGATGAAAACGGTTTTGGTTCCGTCCTTGACTATTGCGCTGAACTTCTTCATATTGTGTTCCCCTTTCGCCGTGCACCTTCTGTGCTCGTCTGATTATCATTATACACGATATGTGCTCAAAGTCAAGCACAACTGAACACAAAATGTGCACAAAGAAATGTGTTACTAATTGTGCACATCGACGGATTGACTTTGTGCACATAATGTGTATAATAAATTATAGAAAGACTTCTGAAAGGGGTGTACTTATGCCGAAGTTTTCTGATCGGTTCAAGCAATTACGAACCGAACGCCGCCTATCTCAACAGAACTTGGCGGATCAGCTTGGTTTTTCTAAAAGTAGTGTAAATATGTATGAACGGGGCGAACGGGAACCGGGCCTTGAATCTATGGAAACCATTGCTGACTACTTCAATGTTGATTTGGATTACCTCATGGGAAGATCAGACATTCCGAACCGGAATGATTGGTTGAAAAGTATCAATAAATCTGTGGTAGTTGAACCTTCACAGCCACAAATGAAGTTTGATAACATCATCCCAATTTCTACAAAGCGTTTCCCCCTACTCGGTGACATTGCTTGTGGTAAACCCATCATGGCAAACGAAGAAAAGGAACTGTATGTGGAAGCTGGTACAAACATTCATGCTGATTTCTGCTTGAAGGCCAAGGGCGATTCCATGATCGGGGCCAGAATCTATGACGGGGATATTGTGTTCATCAGAAAACAGGAAATGGTGAACAATGGCGAAATTGCCGCTGTTATCATTGATGATGAAGCAACCCTGAAGCGGGTGAATTACTATCCCGAAAAAAATCTATTGATCCTGAAGGCCGAAAACTCCAACTATGAAGATTTAGTTTATACCGGGGAACAGTTGGATCATATCATCATTCTTGGCAAGGCCGTGGCCTTCCAAAGTGATGTAAGATAGAAGGTGGCTGGATGAAGAAGTTTTTGAAAGGCTTTGGGATCTTCTTTTTCAGTTTCGGGTTTATCGTCTACACAATCATGTTTTTTACGGAATCGCCAGAACTCCGCCCCGTGTTCATCATAATGGATGTCATTATGGGGTTCTTCCTGTTCCTGCTTCTGCGAAAAAGAAAGCCAAAACAGAAGGCCCCACCCAAAACAGAACCCACCGTTCAGGTTCATTCCAATCTGAACCAGGAACGGGCTATTAAATCCATGCCGGGGGCCTACACCGTAGCAGAAGCCAAAAACCATGTGCGGATTGTTCAAGATTGTTTGAACATCTTTGAAAAGACGAAGAACCTTGAAACATTCTTTTCCCGCTATGAATATGGTATGCAAATAGCCCTGACGGTGGATCAAGCGGCCAAGGCCGGGATCATCCCTTACACATCTGATCTTCCAGCTTCTTTCTTCAAGGCGGCTGATAGTCAGAAAGAACGGGTTTTGTTAGATTCCTATTCTGATCAGAAAGCCAAAATTGATGAACTGAAAACCGCAAAGGCCAAAGCCACCCATTGGAACCGGTATCTGAACACCCTGAAAGAATACGAAGATCAATATTCCATGAACCCTGATTCTGAATATCCTGAAGTTCTGGAACAGGTCAAAGGTGAACTTGCCAAACTCGATCTGTCCACATCCGTTCCGCTGTCCGATCCCTGAAAACACAGGAAAATCAAGGCTTTGGAACAGGTGGAACAGATAAAGCGCCGGTTCTCTATATACTCTTTTTCTTTTATATATTTTTTTATCTACTCTTTGAAGTAATATAATATCCGTTCCAAGTGTTCCATTCTCTCAAAGCCACACCCCCGCAAGAATTTTAAGCGGAACGGATATGGAACAAATGCAAAAAAAAAATGACCGCCCCCGGTCTTGCACACCGGAAGCGGTCAGGCGAAACAAACCCTTTTGAAGTTAATGTTTCAAACGCCTTTGAACATTATATCACATGGGGTTTAGCTTTGCCATACCCAATTTTGAAAGTTCAGGTGATATAATGCGAAATCCAAACGGGTATGGAACGGTTGCAAAGCTATCAGGCCAACGCCGCCGCCCATACATTGTGAAGAAAACCATAGGTTGGAATGACAAAGGCCACCCCATCTATGACATTATCGGCTATGCTGAAACCCGTGAAGCCGGGAACATCATGCTTGCTGAATACAACCGTGATCCTTGGGATGTTGACCGGGCCAAGATCACCCTTCAACAGCTTTTTGACCTCTGGAAAGAAAAGAAGGCCCCGAAACTGGGGGAATCCAACCGTTCTTCCCTCTGTTCAGCGTTCAAGCATTGTTCAGCGTATGTGAACAAGCCTTATAAACAACTGCGATCCTACCAAATGCAAGAAACCATTGATGGTTGTGGGAAAGGGTATAGCACCCAAGCGGCCATCAAGAACCTGTGGGGCCACCTTGACCGGTTCGCCCTTGAAATGGATATAATAAACCGGTGCTTCTCCGAACTTCTGACTTCTGATCCAATACCGCCCACCAGCCGCCTTCCGTTCACCAACGATGAAATCAAAACGGTGTGGGAACATCAGTCTGATCCTTGGGTTGATACTGTTTTGATCTTGCTATATTCCGGGTGGCGTATCTCTGAATTTTTGAACCTGAAACCTGAAGATATAGACTTGAAGGAAGGCACAATGAAGGGCGGCATCAAAACGAAAGCCGGTAAGAACCGCATTGTTCCCATCCATCCAAAGATCAGGCCATTGATTGAACGGCGGCTTGCCGAAGGTGGCCCTCGGCTGATCAGCTACAACGGGAAGGTTTGCAATCAAACCCAATACCGGATATTTTGGGCGGATATTATGAAGGCCCTGAAGCTGAACCATACCCCGCACGAATGCCGCCACACCTTTGAAACCAAATTGGATAGCGCCGGGGCCAACCGGAAATGTATTGATTTGCTCATGGGCCATGTGTCCAAGGACACGGGCAACCGGGTCTATAATCACAAAACTTTGGACGAACTGAAGGCCACCGTGGAACTGATAGATTGAAGGTGTTACGATGAAAGATGGAAAGTATTTCAGCCAATCCCTTCAGCAAAATGTTTGGGTGTCTAAGATAATTCGGGATAGTAAGTTTCCTTACTGTGAATGTGAAAAATGTGGGAAACTCTTATACACCGGCTTTTATAGCGTCACCCTTGAACAAGAAGGAACTGAAGCGTTGTATGGTAGTGAATGTGTCAAGAAATTGAAGTTGGTTCAGGGTTCAAACCTGTGAACATTTTAAGCCGCTGAACGCTGAACTATGCACACATTAGTAACAAGAAAACCCCGAACTCCTGAAAAATCAAGGGTTCGGGGTTCGTCTGTTTTTATTGTACCACAGCGGCAGTCGTTTCTCAATAGTGAAAATGAAAGACCGTGCTGCGGGGCAGCACGGTCTTTTGGAAAACGGGAC